TTTTGATCCGTCTGGAAAGATTGTTTGCAGTGACCACATCTTGCCAGTCTCATCAATAATCGGAATCAGCAGTCTGTCTTTGTGTACTCTTAAATGGTGTGACTTAACTCCCTTGCTTGTTAGGTAGGGATGTGAATCACAGGGAGTAGCCAAGTCCCAGATCATTCTGGCTTTCTTTGCTACCTTTAAATGTTTTTGTTCTTGGTCTTGCTTTGCTTGTTCTCTGAATTGTTCGAGAGCTTCGTAGTTAACCTCGGAAGATTTCCTTCCAGATAACTTGAAGTTGTGTGTCTGTCCAGTTCGATAGTCAGAGGCAAATCCAATTGGTGTGCCAAAGTTATCATAGTAAGCATAGTAACCAGACATGGCTCTTTTACCATTGACATTAGTGTAAGCTCTTTGTGGTTTTTCTGGGTTAGGTTCAAGGTTCCCCTCCTTTGGCTCGAAGCCATGTGATTTGAGGAACTCTGTAAACTTCCCCATTGACTCCATGGTCAGAGGTTTTTCGAACTCTCGACCACTCCCTTTAATATTTTTTATTCCCATACTTGCCCTCTCTATGAAACTTCTATATTATGTTATGTTGAATACCTTACAATATACTTTGTTTGGAAACAATTAACAATAATTATTTTTATTGAGGAGAAATAAATATGGCACTTACTATAAAAAATGAGTCCAATGGTGGTGGGTATGAATCTTTACCTGTCGGTCAATACAAAGCAGCTTGCTATCGTATCGTTGATGTCGGCACACACAACGAAACGTATGAGGGAGAAACCAGCAAGCGTCACAGCGTTTTTATTTACTGGGAAACTCCAGACAATAAAATGACTGATGGCAAACCTTTTTCTATCATGAAGCAGTACACCCTGTCATTGAATGAGAAGTCTGCTTTATTTAGAGACTTATGCTCATGGCGTAAAAAGAAATTCACCGATGAAGAGTTGAAAGGTTTTGACCTAACCAACATTCTGGGTTGCACTTGTGAGATTGAAGTGGAACTAACATCTGGTGGTAACCCTAAAGTCACAGCAGTGTATCACCCTGAAGGTGGCGTGCAGAAAATTGCAACAGTTAACGAGCAGTTAGCATTTGATGTTGACGAGTATGCTAAAGACGACAAAAAGATGTGCGATGTATTCTTTAATTTGCCTGAGTGGGTACAAACAAAGATTGATGAATCTTTTGAAGTTGTTGCCTCTAACAAGGCTGAGTCACAAAAGTATGAGAAGAAGGACGGAGAAGACTTCTCATCTCTTGACACCCTAGCCAAGACTGGCTCTGTAAGCGAGGAAGATATCCCGTTTTAACGGTTTGGGCTACTGGATCAGAATATAATTTTCATATTTGATTCTCCAAAAACAAATAGGTTCATTAGCCCTTCTTATTTACCATGGGTGATATTATAGATTTTGAACCACGTTTCGATGTGGTCGTATACCAAGAGGGAGTGTATGAAGACATGCCATTCCCCGAATACAATGAATTGGGTGCGGTTCGTTCACACGACCTGACAGCCATCATGAAAGACCCTTATGCATACAAATACGAAGAGAAGCCTGACAGTGAGGCATCGTTTTTTGTAGAAGGTCGGCTACAACATTGTTTGTTTTTAGAACCACATGTCTTTGACGATGAGTTTATCATCGCTCCAAAGATTGACAAAAGAACCAAGGTGGGCAAAGAAGAGTATGCAGACTTTGTTGCTACAGCTGGTGATCGCAGTGTGATCTCTCAGGACTTGTATGACACTTGTGTTGCTCGGTGTGAAGTGCTTGATGCATTTAAACCCAGAGGCGAGGACCAGACTGAACTATCAGTGGTCTTCGATTACTTTGGTCACCTGTGCAAAGCCCGGTTCGACATGTTACAGGACAATGTGATTATTGATCTCAAGACTTGCAGAGATGCCAGTCCACGAGGCTTTAAACAATCAGTGAAAAGTTTTGGGTATCATCAACAGGCAGCTTTCTACCTTGATGCTGCTAGGAACTCTGGCATGACTGAAGTGGATCGCTTTCAGTTCTTAGCAATAGCCAAGACTCATCCATACCCCTATGTGGTGTATGAGCTTGACGCTGAGGCTGTAGAGTATGGCAGATCACTCAATGAGCAAGCGTTAGAGCGTCTGCTCAATTGTAGGGACACTGGGATTTACACTCCATACAATCTGCATAACCAAATCGTTCCAATTAAATTAACAGACTTATAATTGACTAAGAGACTTCCCAAACCCGTTCATGATCATGTGTATTGGGCTACGGAAGTTTCGAAGTTTAACACCCAGAAAGAGAGAGAGGATTTTCTTAAAGGGTATGGCTTTGAAGATAAACGCATCGAGGTAATCACACACTTATGTGTCTACTGGTTACCAAAGCGGATGTACAACCTTCCCAACCGTTTGTTGAATGTGGCATACAAAGATTTGCCAAACGATACAACCAGAACCATGTTCAGGATTGGGATACACAATTTGAGGAATAAAAAATGATAGTAAGATTCACAAGACAGGACTTATCCGAGTGCGAACAAGCGGCTTCATTGCGTTGGCAATTGGCAAGAGCTGCTAAGGTAGCCAATCAAAAGAAGGACCCAACCAGAAGCGATCATGACATTGATCTACTGGGTGTGAAGGGAGAACTGGCAGTAGCCAGAGTTTTCCAGATTGATCATGACATCCACAAAGGTGGCATAGATAAGAACATTGATATGTGGGACAACGATGTGTCCTTTGATGTGAAGGCAACCTTTGCTCAGGGTGGGCATTTAATCTTCAAAGATAAGAAGTTCTTCAAGGCAGATGTAGCTATCTTTGTAACACCTCACGACATACCAGACTCAGTTCATGTAGCTGGTTGGATTGGTCGCAAAGAGTTTATTGAGAAAGCCAAGGACATTGACTTTGGTAATGGCACCTGTCCAGCCATGCATTGTGATGAGCTTAGACCGATACCAGAACTCTGGAAGTTTATGACAATCAGAAGAGTTGGTAGATTACCTAATAAACTTTAGCCTTCAGACTTGGCAGTAATAATAGCACCGTCTACTTCGATATCACTGAACTGAAGTCCACTGATTTGTTCGTCACCGTGTTCAAAGATTACATCTCTAACTAACAACCTAAGCAGTGCGGCTTTCTGAAACAGGTTTAGCCTTGCATAGACTTCGATAATTTCACTGGCGTTCATCTTGCTTGTGTTAATTAACACATCATCTTTCTTTTTAAATAACATAGAATCCTCTCTTAATAATTTAGTTTAACATACCCTGATCTTAATACATGAGCCAGTCGCTCATCGTTGTGGGTTCTTAAAAACCAACCGCCTTTACTATCAGGGTATGAAGATACAATGTCTGGGTATGCGACATCGCTCATGTTGTACATGTCTTGATAATGACATTTGTAAGCATACAAAGCTTGCTTAAAGCTAATTGGTTCCTTGGTCTCCTTCATTATTTTCTCCCTTTGTTTGCCTCTCTTTAAATAGAGATTGCAGTTCACCCCATGTGTATAATTGTTTTGAAACATCGTCCCAGAACATCCCTTTGTAATCTTTAAGTGGCATAATACATTTTTTTATTCATACAATTATTCCAAGCATTTCTATTTATTTTTTTTGGGTACTTGGTATAAAGCAAATCTCGACAATATATAAACTGTTGTTTTTTAGAATATTCAACAGGAGCTAAAGCAAATCCTGTAAAAAAAAATAAAAATATAAAAAATTTAAACTTCATTTACTCTCTGTGGCATACGGTAATTGCTCTGCATCGAACCAACCACATGGATAATTTATTTCCATTCTGTGTGTGGCTTTTTGCGTTTATCAGAATACTCAAACTCCACCCTGTCTTTAAAACCTTTGTGTCTCACTACATGAGGTTTTCCAAGCTCTTCTCTTTGCCAGCCAAAGCTAACAAGGGTGTTTAAATCTTTTTCTTCTTTTAATTTTTTTAGTTGTGTCTCAACAACATCTTTATACTGTGTCATGTGTTTACCTATTGTTTTGGTAAATGATATAGATGATCACTTGAGCCGTCAGTGTAGCCATGGCTAAACTTGTAAGCATAAGTGGGTCCATTCATTTCTCCTTATTAAAATATGTTCTGTTAAATTTACGCTCACAAGCATTGAATGTCAACACTTATGAACACTCTTGTTATGCTACCTCTTCTTCTTGCACTTTTAAGAAAGCTTCAAGTATGCAGATAAGGTCCTGAGCATTTTCTTTTGTAACCTTAAGATCATAGTCTTCACGTTTTGATCTTGTTCTACCCGCTTTGTCTTCAGTAAATATTGTCTGACCGCCACCTATAAACAATGCAAATTTATCTTTATTTTTACCATAATGATCTAACCAATGAGTAGGATTATCATTGCTCCAGCTAACACAAAAAACAGAATGGTTATCGTCTTTCATTTCTCGGTATAAATCGTATTGCCAAGGCTTATCTTTAGATATTTGCTCTTTTACAAATTCTATTTTCTTGTTTTTATCTTCCATATTGTCTCTCCAATGTGTAGAAATCATTTCCTACACACCTATAATAGCAAACTGATTGAAGATTACAACACTTTCTAACACTTATTTAATGTTTTTTTAAGGTGCTATTAAAGTGTTAATATTGTGTTCAAATCTATTATAATTAGGTACAATTCACTTTTAAGCACACAAAGGAGATTGATATGGGTGACTACAATAAGGGATACAGAACCTTAACAGTCGATTTAAAGACATACGAGTTACTAGAGGAGCTTTGCTCTATTGAGAGAAGAAAGAAGATTGATCAAATCCGTTTAATGGTAGAGACCAATCATAAGAAGGTAATCCAACAGCAAGAGGGGGAAGCTGTATAACTTAGGAGGCAGATATGTTGGCAGGACATTTTCCTAGAACTATTGTCGAAGAAATAAGGAACGCACAGCAATCCGATCAGGTTGTTGATGCTATTGGGATTGATAAAGAACTATCAGAGCAGTTGCTAGACCTAGCAAACAGCACACAAAAATCGCCAAAGCTCTTGGCTGAATACTTTATAAAGCTTGGTTTAAATACAATTAAGTTTTATGGGTCAGACGCTAAAGTCCAGTTCGATATAGATAATCTTTAATTAAGTTAAAGAACCAATCCCAGAACCTCTCATCATTTGGCGTTCAGCCAATTCTCTGTCCTTGGGGTTAGGCAGTATTGTCTCAGATAGCATTTGCTGTGGAGTGATTGCATTAGCTGGTGGAACCAGTGGCATGTCTGATGGTTGGAAGGAAGCAAGCATTTGATCTAACCGACCACCAATCTGTTCATTGTTTTGAGTCTGCGGAATAACTTTATCGGCAACAGAAGAGGGGGTAGATTGCCTAAAACTTAATTCATTTTTTACTTCCGCAGGTTTTTCTTGTTCTGAAGAAGAGTCTTGGTATGGGATAGGCTCTACAGACTCTTGTGTGAGACCATTCAACATAGCCCTAACCTCATCTCTGATTTCAGGATTTACTTCGCTAATTTGAAATAATCTTCTTACATGTTGACCAAACGAAGTTGGATCGTAAACTGATTTTTGCACACCATCAGCAAACCACTTAACCATGTCTTTGTTTGTAAATAACTTTGCAGTAGCATAAGGAGCGATTAAAGCGGTTAAGCCATATTCAAAACCTTCGCTACCAGCTTG